GTATTTGGGAATGGTTTTAGATTTAAAAAATTTCATAGATACTTTTGAAGGTACAGTTGAAGAACTTAAAGAGAAAATACGTAAACTGGTTTCTAAATTATTTTCTGGTGGAAAAAGTCCAGGAGAGGGTGCAGCAGGGTTTAAATTAGGATTACAAAAAATGTTAGATGAGTATAAGAATTGGGGCCAGTCGATGGAAACATTGGCTATGGGGATAGCTGGTTCTATGAAGAACACTTTTTCTGATTTGTTCTTTGATTTTTTTACAGGAGAATTAAAAACAGCAGGAGAATACTTCGAGAATTTTGGAAAATCGGTTATTCGTTTAATAGCGAATGTAATAGCTAAGCTTGTAGCAATGTGGATAATTGTTTCGTTGATTAGTGTAATTCCAGGAGGTTCAGCAGCTCTGACGTTACTTGGATTTGCGAAGAGTGGTGCTAAACATGTAGGAGGTATGGTTAAGCATTTAGGCGGAGCAGTAATGCATTTGGGTGGAATAATGAAGGCTCATAATGGTATGGCAGTTGACGAAAGATTAATAACTGCTCAAGTTGGAGAAGGTGTCGTTAGCAGGCAAGGGATGCAAGCAATGGGTGGAGAAAAAGCTTTGGCGTCTATCAATGCAGGAACTCCACAAGCAGAAGGCAATACGGTTTATTTGACTCAAGTAGTGCAAGCGTGGGATGCAAGGGATGTTATGAGAAATAGAAAAGCTTTATCCGCAGCTATGATTAAAGAGTTAAGAAATAACGGGGCTTTGAGAGGTGCTGTAAAAGCGCTATAGGAGGATTAAATGTCGGATTTATCATTACAACCGGATTTAACATTACTTGAAACTCCAGAGTTTGATACAATAGTTACTGAATATGAAAGTGGAGTGGAACAAAAAAGAGCAAGAAGAGCAGGTTCGAAAAGGAAGTGGAGATTGGTATATAAGAAAAGGCCTTCAGCAGATATGGAAACAATAAGAGATTTATTTTTGGCTAAGAAGGGAAAATTAACTCCTTTTACATGGACCAATACCAATGATTCTGTGGAATATACAGTGGCATTTGGAGAAGATAACTTTGAATTTGAGTATGAAGGTTATGAGAAGTATAATTTTTCTATTAAATTAGGACAGGTGTTATAATGGCTAATGACATAAATAATTTAATATTAAGAACAACAGTTTCAGGGGGTTGGGGAGGAGCAAATCTCAAGTGCAATGTATTCGTTTATAATGATTTTATATCTTTTATAGAAGAAAAGCATGCGGCTTCTAATCAACCAATCTATCTGTATACAATCTATGATTATGATGGTAGTACAGATTTGAATTTTGCAGCATATGATTCTGATGTTGTTTTTGATGGTGTAACATATACAAAGTTTCCAGTGACTCATGAGTTTATAGGTCAGAATACTAGAGGAGAAATAGATACAGTCGAGGTAAGGGTAGGAAATGCGTCGAGATTTATTCAAGCTTACTTGGAAACATATTCTTTTAGAGGATTGAAGGTAAGAATTCGTTTGGTTTGGGCTAATAAATTATTGGAGACGGATGCTTATTTAGACGATATTTTTTATATAGATAGTTATTTAGCAGATGCAAGTGATGTGGTGTTTTCTTTATCTAGTCGTTTTGATGTATTAAGTATAGAATTGCCGGGTAGAAGATATTTTCGTAATCATTGTCAATGGGTATTTAAGTCTACAGAATGTGGTTACATAGGAGCAGAATCAGTCTGTAATAAAACAAAAGTTAGATGTAAAGTTTTAGATAATTTTTTAAGGTTTGGAGGCTTTCCATCTATACCTCAGAGGGCGGTGAGATTATGACAGAAAAAGACATAATAGTTAAATATCTGGGAATTCCATATAAGCATCAAGGTAGGACAATGTTGGGTTTGGATTGTTGGCAATTTATAAGAAAAGTATATAAAGATTTAGGGTTCAGTCTTTTAGATGTTACAGAGGATTATGATGAGAGATGGGCATGGAAAGGAAGAAATTATTTTGAGGAGAATTATAAGAAATCTTGGGAAATAGTACCTGCGCCGGCTCAATTCGATTTAATAGCCTTTTGTACAAAGAGAGGTATTCTGAACCACATAGGAATTTATTTAGCTTCTGATGGTAGTATTATACATTGCTGCAAAAGAGGAGTAGTGGTTGATTCTCTAAAAAGTTGGGAAGAAAAGATAGAAGGATACTATAGATTGAAGGAAAGATATGATAGAGATTAAATATATACCTAATCCATTTAAGTTAAATGAAAGTAAAATAAAAGAGTTCAAATATAAGAAAGGAGCTTTTGCTTTTTATTATATGAAGAAAACTTCTTTTTCGCTTAAGGGAATGAAGATAATTATAAATGGTAAGAGAGAAACAAGATTAAACATTCCTTTAAAAGATAATTCTCAGATTATTTTAATGGCAGATATAAAAGACCCAGCTAGTATAGGAGCTGCAGTAGTGTGGGTTGTTGCTTGGATGGTGACGAATGCTGCATTAGTAGGAGCTGTGGCAATAGCTGCGGGATATGGTTTATATACTATGTACGCAGCAAAGAGGAAAGTAGATACGCCTTCTTATGGTTCTTCTGGAGGAGGAGTAGGCGAAAATTCTCCTACGTATGGTTGGGATGGTATTGTTACTACTCAAGAAGTAGGAATTCCAATCCCTTTGATATATGGAACACATAGAGTTGGAGGAAATAAAATAGGGGAGTATATCTGGTCAGACGGAGATAAACAATATTTATATATACTTTTGGCTTTATGCGAAGGAGAGATAGATTCTATTTCTTCATTACTAATAAATGGAAACCCGATAATCAATTTCGAGAGAGTTACAACTACCGAAAGACTAGGAACAAACTCCCAAACAGTCATACCTAATTTTGAGGATTTACATTCACTCAATAACATAAACATTCAATTAGTAAAAGATGCAGCTTATTCACATACAACAGAAAATGGAAGAGATATAGATGCTTTTGAAGTACATCTACAATTACCAGCAGGGCTATATTCTTCATCACCAAGTTCTGGAGCTCTAAAAAGTTGGCAAGTTGCTTTGACTGTAGAATATAAACTAGAGGGAACCCCATACTGGTCTTTAGTTGGTTTGGATTCCAGCGCACTTGAGGTTATTCAAGAGGTTTTAAGAATGCAAGCAGGTAGTGGAGAAACATTAGCTACGTATTTTACTAAGTATGCAGCTGCTTCTGGTTTCGTTTTATATGGAGAGAATGGTGAACAGATTCCTACTAATCTTTATTCATTTAGTTATGGTAGTAGTTCTGTACACTTTAATGATATATGGCAATTAGTAGCAGCAGTTGCCACAGGCGGAGGTTCAGCTTTCAAAGGAAGTTATACAAGTAAAGAACAAGGACAGATTACAGGTAAGTCTAGAGCAGTCATACGTAGAATATTTAGAAAAGATGGCTTGGAGGCCGGTAGATACGATATAAGAGTAACTAAAACTAGTGCTAATTCAGGGACATATACACAGGGAGATTTGTACTTATACATGATTGACGAGATACAAAAAAATGATTTAGTATACCCAAACACAGCATTAATAGGTATAGAATTACTAGCCACAAACCAACTGTCGGGAGGAAATCCAAACATAACCGCTTTAGTAAAAGGAAAGAAAATTAGCTGTCCAGATATAAAGACGATAGGCGGAACAGCAATAGATTGGGAAGATTATTATTGGGACCCAGATATAGAAAAATATAGATTGCTTTCGGATAGCACGATACTTACATGGGATGGTACATTTGTTACTGTATACTGTGCTAATCCTATTTGGTGTTTAAGAGATTTGTTTTTGAATACAAGATACGGTTTAGGAGAATTTATTGTTACCGCAGATATGGATTTAGCTAAGGATTTGGCTCAGAGTAGATACTGTGAAGAAAGAGTTCCAAATGGTCTAGGAGGGTTTGAGAAAAGATTTATTTTAGATGTAGTAATAGATAGCCCTTCAAAAGCTTTAGATTTAATAGCAAGAATAGCAGCTTCATTCCATGCATTTACTTTTTATTCTGGTGGTAAAGCAAGTATATCTTTAGATAAGCCAGGAAATCCAGTTCAGGTTTTTACACATGGAAATATAGTTAGAAACAGTTTTTCTCAGAATTGGAAGTCCGTGAAAGATGTACCTAATATAGTTAATGTGAAATTCTCAGACCCAGATAAAGACTATACTCAAGAAATTATATCTGTCATGGATGAAGATGCATTAGCTGATGGAGATTCTTTAAGGAGAGTAGACATTCAAGTTTTTTCTTCAAGAGCTTCACAAGCAATACGAGAAGGAAGATTCTTTTTACGAGCTTCAAAATATATAGAAAGAGGAGTAGGATTTAAAGCAGGAATAGACGCACTAGCATTAGAGGCAGGCAAATTAATAAATGTTGCTCATGATGTACCGCAATGGGGTGTATCAGGTAGGATAGCTATAGGCTCAACAACATCGGCAATAAAGATTGATAGGATAATGACAATTTTGGACGGAGTCATTTACAAAATGCTTATTCGTTATGCGGATGGTGTACAAGAAGAAAAAACTATTACAGATGGGGCAGGAGATTACACAACATTAAATATAACGCCTGCTTTGGATACGGCCCCAGCAGCTTATGATTTATTTGCGATAGGAGAAGAAAATATATTGGTAAAGCCTTTTAGAGTTTTGGCAATAGAAAAAGATTCAGCAAATGAGGCTTCAATAACAGGAATAGAATATAACGAAACTATTTATGATGATTCAGATGTGACTTTGCCTACAAGTAATTATTCTATGTTAAGCTTGGAAGTACAGATAGTAAGGAATTTAACCCTTACTGAGGGATTAATAAAGAAGGCAGATGGCACAATAGAGAATACGATAGATGTATGGTGGGATACTCCTGAACTAAGTACGTATCATGTACGAATTTATCATAAGGCAAAGGTTTATATATCCGATGATGATTCAAGTTGGATATTTAGAGGAGAGTCTACAGGAAGAAATTTTACAATAATAGGAGATATAGTCGATTCATTAACTTATTATATTAAAGTAGTTTCTGTGTCTGGAACAGGAGAAGAATCAGATTTCTCTAAAGCACCTTTATCACAAATAACAATAATAGGAAAGTCCGCGCCACCAGACGATATATCTTCGTTTCTTATTAATCAGAATAGAGACCGTATATTTTTTGGTTGGACAGAGGTAGATGATGTCGATGTTTGGGGCTATGAAATACGAATAGGAGCGGATTGGGATTCAGGAAAAGTCGTTACATTTGTACAGGGCAAGGATTATTTGACTACTAATTTGTATGTAGGAGTTTCACAATCTTATTGGATAAAAGCACTAGATACCACAGGAAATTATTCGACTAATGCTACAGAGGCAGTTATTACAGTTGATACTATTCCATTTCGTAATATTATAAAGGAATATTCTGAGCAAACTACATGGACAGGAGATAAGGGATGGATAAGTAGTATTATTTCGAAGGTAACTATTTTAAAAGAATCAAAGGATTCTTTAATTAGTAGAGTAACGGTTGTTTATGCGGCAGCTACTTCAAACTTAATAACAAGGGTAACGGTGAATTCATAATGTATATAGACGGTAATAATTTAAGACTATCGACAGATGAGTTAGTAGGCACGTATCAAACTCCTGTGAGAGATGTTGGGTATGTAGCAACTTTTGCAATTATAGCAGAGGTTATCACATCCATAACTCAGGCTATAGCTTTTGATACGGACCCCACTAAAAAATTTGATGATAGTGCCACACGACGATTTACGGGTACAGAAGCACCAGGTTCATATTCACTTGAGATTAAAACATCAGAGGATAATGTAACGTGGACAGATTATGCGACATATCAGGTAGGAGACTATAAGGCCCGATATTTTAGGTTAAGATTGACTTTAACGAGGGATACATACGATGTCGCTTTAATATGTTCCACATTCGATTATTATGCTGATTTACCGGATGTTGATGATTTTGGAGACGGAGAAGTAACTGTAGCTGAAACAGGAGACGAAATAACGTATGTAAAAACATATCACGAGGAGCCAGTAGTTTCGATAGATATTGCATCAGGGGAAGCGTCTTATTGGAAAATAACGAGTTTAGATACGACGAATTTCACAGTTCATTTATATGATAATGCGGGACAACAACGAACAGGTACATTTACATGGAAATCACACGGAGTATAACATGCTTTTATTTATGATAACCGTATTAGTATTTTGCTTAGTCTTCGAAATAGCAGGCTTATGTTGGATAGTATTCAATATCATTAAACGGACAAAGGAGCATAATGCCGAGTAATCTAATTAATTTAATAGTAGGTGGCTCATTTGAACAGGCAATCTTACCTCATTCTGGATGGGAAAATATAGGAACTCCAACAGCAGTAATACGCGATACTGGATTGCGAGATAATAATGGAGGTCAATATGCCGTTAAAATTACTTCTAATGGTTCTGGCAATGAAGGGATTAAATACACTCTATCTAGATTACGCCCATTAACAACATATACAATTCGGTGTCATGTAAAGGCAACAGCAAGCGACACAGCTAAGATATGGACAACAGGAGCAACAACGAATTTTAGTAAGACAGCTACATCAACTTCTTGGATAAGCTTATGGGGATTCTTTACAACAGATACCACACCTACAGATGTTGACCTCAATATAGGTTCAGATAATGCAACGGATATAGTTTGGTTTGATATGGTTGCGGTATTCGAGGGACTTGGTGCATTCACATGGACACCTAATACATCTGAGGTTTTATTAACGAACAAGTGCTTAACTCTAAGGGCAGAGGCTAATGTAGAGGAAATACGCAAGCGATTAGTTCCAGACCAAGTTCAAATAGGTGTATTTTTTGGATATTCATTACCTATATACAATACAGATAATGAGGAAATATACTTTAGAGAAAATGTTCCAGGTAGATGGGATGGAACAAGTGATATAATAATTCATATCGATACATGTTTATCTATAGCTGAGGATATAGGTGATGGGTTTCAATTACAGCTATCTTGGAATCATGTAGGAGATAGCGGAGATGTTGTCCCGAGTACTTCAACAGCTGTTCCAGTAGAAACATCGGTAGTAGATGGAACTCAATATGCTGCTTATAGTGTCGAATTTATAGTAGATTATGATACTTATTCTCCAGTAATTACAGCACATGATTTATTAGCAGGAAGGCTTAGGAGAATAGCGTCGGAAGGAACTGAAATAGATGGGGAAGTGATAATAATAGATTGGCATACTCATTACAAGGTAGATAAAATATTCAGAGGACAAGAATGCATATAGGAGGATATAATGAATAAAGAAATAGTACCTCACAAATTAGTAGTAGAATATGACAAGCAAGGCGATGTTAAGTCGGGAATTATTCTATATAGAATTAAGATTGATGGCGCTACGAATAATAAGTATAACTCAATATCAATAATGGGTGCCGGTCATAGTGTACCTCAATTCGCGGCAATACTGAAGAAGTTCCTAAAGCATGCAGAGAAAGCTGAGAAAATAGAGTCGAATGAATAATTACAAAATTACTATAAAAAAATCTTTTATAAAAGAATTAGGAATTTTAAAAATAGTTGCTAGCGTAATACCTAAGATTAGAAAACAAGTATCCGAATATTTAATGGATTACAAAACAGAGGCTGTAATAATAATTATAGAACAAAGAAAAAAAGGAGATTGAAATGAAAAAGGGTTTAATAGATAACGAAAAAATGGAATGTCCTAGATGTAAAAAATTAATAGAACCAGAACAGGCATTTGTAATAGTCAAGGGAAATGTAGTAGTTTATTCATCTAAGATAAAAATGAAAGTATTTACATGTCCAGAACAGGAATATAATTATGCCCAATGCTTAACAGTGCATAGTCAGTGTTGGATAGATATTTTAAAGGAGTATGGAGTAGAGTTATATGATATGGGGGAAGTAAAAAAGGAATACCAAAAGAAAGAAACTAAACCAGGAGGCAAATAATGGCTTGGGACCCAAAAAAACCAGAAAATGATGAACTTTTAATTAATTTCCCTGCTCAATGTCGCGCAAATTGGGATGCACTAGCGTTAGGTTTAGATGCAGACCTATTAATAACGAATGCGAAATGTGCAGCAGGAATGGCTTTAGCAGATACGAAATTAGCTCAAATAACAACGGCAGCAAAAATAAGTGGAACCGCAATAACTTTATTAACGAGTTTACCATCCGGGGCCGGTGTAATACCAGACGCTAATTCACCGAATAAATTAAAAGCAGATGCAAGCGATACAACGCCCCAGTATCTAAATAGCCTAATAGATACTGCCGACTTTCAAATATCTGGAAGTGATTTATTACAGTTAAAGGAAACATATATCCAAACAACGGGGAATGAAAGTGTAGGTGGTGTTAAGACTTTTACTTCATTTCCAGTAAC